GCGTCAGGTATCTGCATCCGTCTTTCCTCTCACAAGATCCGCGTCCAGCCCTGCCAGAAAGTTCAGAACGCCAACAATAGAGGCGATCTTCTGCTTGTTGGTCCATCCTTCCCAATCATTGATGATGCAGCTGATGGTATCGATGGCTTCCTCTCTCATCGCGGACCGCATAGCCTCTTTGTCTGTGTGTTCCCTAAGCTTCATCTGTTTGGTCCTTCCTTTCTCTTTCTTTCCTCAGTCTTGTTCTCTCTTCCAGTTCTTCCCTGTGCTCTGCCTTGTATCGAGCAACGGCCTGATACAGGCTGCGCTCGAAGGTGAGGGACAAGTCGTTTTGCATGAGTCCTCCATCCTGCGCCCCTCAGACGCATCGTCTTTCGTGAAAAACCCCCGCGTAGCTTACGATTTTTCACCTTCGCCCTCTTCCGTGGGTTCTTGGTCATCCTTCGGTCTGTGTCCCATTCTGTACGGCCACAGAGGGCATTTTTCGTCAATACAGAGGCGCACCTCTTGGGCCTGTTGAGCCACACAGTCGAGACATTTTGCCCGGATGGCCCGCATGGGTGTCAGTTTCATTGGTTTCCTCCTCGTGTCTTTTAGGACACTTCCGGGTCAAAAAAAATACTTCCGATCTGCTCTGAATTCAGGCTGAGCAGATTTGAAATAGCGCTGATTTCACCCTGGGTGAATTCAGTCTCTCCGGAGATCTTCCGGAACCATGAGCTTCTGCCAAACCCGGCAGCCGCGCAAACATCATCCACGCTCTTGTCCTGCAGCACCATTTCGGCCTTAAGTTTCCTCGCGTTCATTGGCCGTCCTCCTTTCTCCGGTCTGGCACCGGCTACGAGGCCCCCGGTGGAGGCCCCGGCTGTCGGTGTCAGGCTGTTATTCGTACATGAAGGAATAGCCCTCAATACCGTCTTTATCGGCTCTCCATTCATAGACCTGCACCCTTGCTCCAACGCCACATTCTGCATCCATCCTGTAGCGTTCCGCGTCCGTCAGTTTGTCAAAAAACTTCGCATGTGGATCCCCGTCTAGCATTGTTACAATCATAAACTTCTTCATTTCTTCCTCCTTTTCTGCCGGGGATTAGCCGCCCCGGCGCGGTGTAGCTCTCACTCAAACTGCTTCTTCTCTTCCTCGGTCGCATTGTAGAGGCTAAAGCAGATCGTGCAGTCATTATTGACTTCGCACCAAATCTGACCGTAATTCTTGTTCCCAAAGACCGTATTTTTACCGATCTCAATCACGCTGTATTCGCCCTTCTCAATCTTGTCGGCGTACTCCCGAATCGCCTTAATAAACTCCGTCCGTGTCATTCTGTCTTGCCCTCCTTTTGCCTCGTGTCCTTCAGGACACCACTGATTATAGTGCCTAAAAAGACACTTGTCAACCCTTTTTGAAAAAAAAGTTGCACAAATGACACTTCTATTATATAATGCTCTCAGGAGGTGCGAAGAAAATGTCTAATGAGAACATCGGCGCCCTGATTAAAGACAAAAGATTAGCGCTCGGTCTGACCCTTGAAGAGGTCGGGGACGCTGTCGGCGTTGGAAAATCCACCGTCAGAAAATGGGAGAACGGCCTAATCAAAAACATGGGCCGTGATAAGGTAGCCGCCCTGGCCAAGGTGCTGGGCCTGAGTCCCGCCCAGCTGATCCAGTCTGATTATACCGATGAGGTAGAGACCGCAAGCGCAGATCAGCAGATCCTCTTCCGCCTCGCGAAGAAAGCAAAACCGGAGGCGATCCGGGCGGCGGTCGCAGTACTGAAATCAATGGAGGGAGAAAACGATGACATTTGATGGTGATGTTTGCGTCCGGGAGGTTGACCTTCCTCCAGGCGTCTTCGGCGCGATCCGCGAGAGTCCTGACGGGGTGACGAACATCTACATCAGTTCCCGCCTCTCGTTTGAAGAAAAGAGAAAAACCTACCGGCACGAAATGTGCCACTATCGCCTGAAGCACATCGGCTCCCGGAAGTCAGTCTATCAGATGGAGAAGGAAGCCAATGAAGCAATATAGGAGGCATAAAAATGAACGCCGTCATCTACGCCCGCTTCTCCTCATCCGCCCAGCGCGAGGCATCCATTGAGCAGCAGATTAATGTCTGCATGGCCTACGCTGAGCGAGAGGGCTACAATGTGCTCCAGACATACTCAGATCGTGCCCTGACGGGCCGCACAGACCGCCGCCCACAATTCCTCCAGATGATAAAGGACGCACGTAAGGGCCGTTTTTGTGCGATTATAGTATATGCCCTTGATCGCTTCTCCCGCGACAAGTACGACAGCGCCAGATACAAGCACGAGCTCCGGCAGAGCGGCGTCCGTGTGGTGTCCGCAACCGAACCGATCAGCGACAACCCGTCTGGGATTCTGATCGAATCCGTCTTTGAGGGGCTGGCTCAGTATTACAGCGCTGAGCTGGCCCAGAAGATCCGGCGCGGTTACGAGGATAATGCCAAGAAATGTCTGGCGTCCGGCTCTGTCCCTTTTGGCTTCCGTCGGTCCGCTGATGGTCACTATGAGATTATGCCAGAGGAAGCGGAGATTGTCCGGGAGATTTTCCGCAGGGTCGGCTCCGGAGAGACTTATGCAGACATTTGTCGGAACCTGAATGCCAGGGGGATCAAAACCCGGCACGGTGCAGCGTGGAATCGTTCGTCTTTCAACACGATTCTGCGGAACCGGCGATATATCGGAACGTTCATCTCAAAATACCATGTCCAGGAAGACGCCATTCCCCAGATCGTAGACAAGGAGCTGTTTTACAAGGTGCAGACAGTAAGTCATGTAAAGACAGGCCCCCGCCGGACGCCGAACGGGTATTACTCCCTGACCGGAAAGCTGTTTTGTGGTTTGTGCGGGGATGCCATGACCGGCACCAGCGGGACGTCCAAATCCGGGAAGCTCTGCTATTATTACACTTGTCGTGGGCATAGGATGCACAAATGCGATCAGCGGAGTTATCCCCGCGACGCGCTGGAGGATACAATCTGCCGCGCCATTTGGGATGATGTCCTGTCCGATGATGCCATCAGATGGATGGCGCACCAAACGATCCTCGACCAGGACAAGCTACAGGCAGATTCGGATCTGGATATAGTAAAAGCGGCACTTATACAGTGTAAGAATCAAAAAGCTAATATTTTGAGCGCTATCAAGGCGGGCATCTTTACGCCCAGCACACGGGACGAGTTACTGCGGCTGGAGCAGGAGGAAGCCGACCTGGAAGACAAGGTCCGGCAGGCAAAGCAGCTGACGGCATCGCAGCCGACAGAGGACGACATCATCAGCTTCCTGGAGCTGTTCCGCGAGGGATATTCAGATCCGGATTTCACGCGGTCCGGCCTTCTGGACGCCTTTGTCACCAGGGCCGAAGTCTACGCTGATCACATGCTAATATATTTCCGCATAAAAAAAGAAGACCGGCAGAAAACAGCCGATCTTCCATCCGTACTTGATGAGTGTTCGCTTAGTACGGTCAAGTGGACTTGTGAGGAGTCTAAGCGAACACTCTACCACGCTGGCGATTATTTTATCTTGAGAATCGCCGCCTGATTTGAAAGCAATAAAAAAATCCCCGAGGATTTCTCCCCGGGGATTAACCTTTGCAAATCAATAATAGTTGTCATCGTCATCGTCGTCAGGCGGTTTTTGCTCCTTGACCTCAGGCAGCCCGCCGAGGCTCGTCAGGATGCTGAGCACAAACGCCACGCCCGACACACTGAGCGCCCTCAACCAGTCGATCTCGCTGAAGGCGGCGCCCACCGTGATCATGGCGCCGAAGGTTTGTGCAAATGTTTTGATCGCCCGCACCAGAGCTGCAAGTGCCCACTCTTTCCAGTCCCAATTCATGGCCAATCCTCCTCTCAATATAGCTCATTCCAGGCGCCCTCGCGCCGCCGTACACGGCCCGCGCCAGCTCTCACCGTGTCGGCCCCGGAGGGTCCGTGGGGAGTGCCAGAAAACGATTGTGCAGATCGTCCATGACGCCATTGGCGCCCAAGTTATGATATTGCACATAAATATTTTCCAGGTTCGCCCGGTCGTCTTCGTCTGCCCAGCCCTGGGCGCGATAGTATTTGTACCCCTGCAGCAGCCGGTCTCTCAGCAGTGCCTGGATGCCCCTGCGGACACTGCGGATCTGCACAAAGCTGGTGATGATGACACCCAGCAGCAGAGCCGGCAGCCCGGCGGCCTTGACGATATCCCATATCATCCGACAACCCCCCTCAGCCATCCGTCCAGAAGGTTGCGGACCGCTTCGATTTCCGCCCTGCTGATCGTGATCATCTCGCCAGGCTGCGCGTCCTCGCCGTCTTCCTCATCGTCGCTCATATCTGTGTACTCGATGTAGTTGGCCATCATCCAACCGGTGATGCCGTTCCATGTCACTTTGCACCAGTCGCCCCGGTCTTCCGCAACCATCACCGGCGATTCAAACGGCACTTTCGCCAGGATCTTCCCGCTGGTGCTGGCCTGCGACCGCAGATTGACCGTGCTGCCCTTGCTCGTGCTGGTGGGCACGACCTTCGCGTTCCGTTCCATAGTTTTTCCTTCTTCCTCGCTCTCTCCGCTTTCTTTTCCGTCGTCCTTCACGATGCTCCAGTCCGGGTGCCCGTATCCGTAGATTCGTGCGCTTCCGGTCAGGTAATGATGACTCGTCACCATTCCGTCCGAATTCCCCTCGATAGTGTAGACCTTTCCGCCGCTGACCTTCTCGACGATCCCGGTGTGGCTGATCTCGCCGTTGCCGTTAACGAAGAAAATCTGATCCCCGGCTTCCGGCGTCGTGCTGAACCGGCCCTTCTCTTTGTAATACCGCGCCGCAGCGCCGCACCCGGCTCCGGCGTTTCCGCTCCTGGGCTGGCACTGAAGCCGCAGCGCGACGTCTTTCCCGAAACACCGCAGAAAGCACCAGCCCACGAACACCGCGCACCAGGCGACACCCTGTTTCCGTCCGTTGAAATACCGAACCCCCCACTGATCCCTTGCGTACTTGGTATAGTTATCCAGTCCGGCTCCGCGCTTGAAATCGTCCAGCACGCTGGGATCCGCCTCATACGCGGCTTTGCTCTTCTCTAAATAGCCGATCTGGCTTTTTGCCATGTCGATCAGCTTTTCCGCCGCGCCCATGCTGATCACCTCCTGTTTGCGAACTAAACAAAATGGGAGCCGTGGATGATGCAGGCATCTCCCACGGCGGGCTTTCGCCCTGATACAACTTACTTCGCAATATAACCTTTTTGCGAAGTTACGCCTCCGGAGCCGGTTCAGGAGCCGGGCGGCGGTCGAAGATCACGGGCTTCTCTACAAAATTGCCGGAATTGTCCATGATGCAGGTCATCTGATAGACAACCGTCGTATCTTGCAAATCGGCAGTGATGATGTTGTGAAAGCGTGCCTCAGCCGCCCGGAGACAGGCGTCCTGCGTGGGGTAATCGGAAACGTTGAAATACTGAATGGAGTTGTTGTGCTGGTTGTTTTCGTAGACCCGGATAACCATGTAAAACATTTTGTGATACCTCTCTTTCTTTGGTCGGTTTAGTGTAGAGTGTCAAATGAAATAACGGTTCCAGTTGGCAGTAATGCAATTTGTGTGTACCTTGCTGTGTGATTAAAAGGCTCCAATGATAATGCCAAACATTGGAAGTCCCCAACCGATTGTATTCTTAATTGTGATTACGTTATTTGATGCAGATATTTCTATTGATTGATTTTTGCCCACCACAACTTCAACCTCTCCATTATAATTGATTTTCAGAATATTCGGTTGGTACGAACGATAGAACAACCAAAAGTCATGAGTTGGAGATATGGTAACAGAACCAGATGCATTGTTGTTAAGATACCAGAATTTGAACCGACTTAAATAGTTGCTGTTTATGTCCGCAATACTGTCGTTTAACGAAGTCAGATCAGCATTGATCTGGCTCAGCGCCCCGCCCATGCCGTCCATCTTGTCGAGGTATGTTGTCCAGTTCCCGCTGGTCACCGTGGTGTTAATGGTTGCCTTGATGCGGTACATTTCTCCCTGCCAGCAGATAAACTTTCCTGCCGTATAAGCGGCGTTTGCGGCGATGGTAGTACCATCCTCCACATAGCTCAGACCATCCCGCAGGTTCGCGATATTGTCATTAAGTGAAGCAACGTCAGCCGCGGACCCGGCCCCGATATTGCTCCTGACCTGGGCCTTTTGCGGCTCGGTCAGCTCCTGGGCGGACACCGTGACCACGTCTCTCTCCAGCTTATCCCGGAGGTTGGTGCCGTACATCGCCTCGACCCAGGCGGGGACCGTGGAGCCCTCGAGGATCTCCAGGCCATGTTCGTTGACGGTATAGCTTGGCTCGACGCTGATCCTGGTCTCGACAGCCGCGGCGCGCACCAGATAGATCCACTCCCGGTCAGCGTCCCAGGCCCGGCCGGATGCCTCAGCGGCCGCGAGATTTTCGGCGGTCAGCGTCATCCGCTGGATCCTGCTGATGGCGATCTGCCGGTCAAAGTCGATCTCATCGGCGACGTCTCCGACGCTGCACAGCCCGCCGGGAAAGTCTGTCATGACGCTGGCCAAATTGACCGCGCTCTCCGTGTATGCCTCATACTCCGGCACGGTCTGGATCCAGTCGCTCCATGTCGTGTAGACATACGTGTCGGAGCTGCCTCCGCCGATCAGCAGATATCCATCCCCGGGGACGTTAAAGAGCCCGTCCGCGTCTGGCGTGATGGTGGTCTGATCCCCTTCGAGGGTCTCCGCGAAGGCCACCGTGGCATACGTCCCGCCGATCCGATACCCGTACACTTCAGAGTACCTGCACACCCTGGCCCATCCATCGGTCAGTCTGAAAAGGTTCCATCCCGTCCCAACGACCCGCACGGGGTTTGCGCTGGTGATGACGCCCCGGTCAAGTTTGACATACGTGATCCGGATATGGTCGCCGGGGATAGGATCGCCGACGATCGTCAGCCCATACAGCGTGGGATCCGCGCTCCACTCGCTGGTGTAGTACAGATCGATGACCGCGTCCTGCGTGACGTATCCGCGGAACGTGTCCTTGTCGATCGTCGCGGTGATCTCCGGCGCGGGCTCGCGCTGCGCGGCGCTGATGGTCATGACAGGGTCGGTCTCTCCGTCCCAGACGATCGTGATGCTGTCCCCGTCGATGGGCGTCCCGGCCAGGGTGATGCCGTACAGGGCCGGATCCACCGACCAGCTCGTGCCGTCGTAGCTGGTGGAGTACGTCCCCGCGGTGATGACATAGGCCTCAAAGGTGGCCGCGTCAATCTCTCCGGTGATGGCAGCGGGCACAGGCCGGGTCGCCGCGTCGACCGTGACCGTCAGCACCTCCGGCACATACCCCGTGTGCACGCTTTTTCCGACGATCCTCCGGAGCGTAGCCGTCCCGTCGCTGACGGATCCGTGCCCGCTGGTCGGCCGCACCACAAAAGACCCCGTGGTACTGATGTTGCGGCTGGAGACGAGCTGCCTGGCATTTTCCACCTCCGTGACCGCCACGTTCCCGTCCTCATCCGGCCCGATGCCATTGACGCTCTTGACGGCCGCCTCATCGACGTCCTTGATCGCGTTTCCCGTCGCCAGAGCGTCGGCAGCCTTGCCGGCGGTCTTCAGCTCCGTGTCGATATCGTCTTCCGTCAGCTTTTCATCCAGCGCGTCCTTGACCGTGGTCGGGTCCTCCGCCGTCAGCTGGATGTGGTCCGCGGTCGTAGCGCTGGCGACCGCCCGCAGCGCATCGGCGACGGTCGTGCTGCTCCCCTGCGCGACGGGGATATCCTCGGCGGTTTTGCCGTCGATATCCTCCTGCATCGTCTGCAGCACAGCGCTCAGCCTGGTCGGATCATCGTCCGTGATCGGCACATCGTCCGCGCTGATCAGGATCAGGCCCTGGGCGTCTGGCGCCTGGCCATTGACCGTGATCTGGTTGCCCAGCTCGCTCCTGTCGGCTTTGTCCGCCAGCGCGTCCCCGACGGCTTTGGCGTCCGCGGCCTGCCCCTCGATGCTGAGGGTCTTGTCGATGGGCACCGTCATCACCTGGCCGGCCTGCACCGCCATATTAACTCTCGTGTTGAGCTCATCCGCCATCCCTGCTCACCTCTCTCCATAAATCATCAGATATTAGCCTGCACAGCCTTGAGAGTCATCGGCATAGGCATCCCCTTGCCATCGATCCCAGGCGTCCGGACGACGTCCCCGTCCACGATCCGGCCGCCGTCCCAGTATGGCCGCACGATCCATCGCATCTCCCAGGTATAAGCCCCGGGATCCAGGCTGTCGGTGTCCGCGTTGTGCAGCTGTACCAACACAACACCATTGCCAAGCTCTTCGTCATCCAGCCGGTAAATCCGCTCGATGACGATCTCCCCGGCACCGTTTTTGACCGTAAAAACCGCCCGATCGTCCTCCGTCCAGCTCTGACCGTCGTCCCTGGTGCCTTCCACCTCAAAGGCCCCGGTGTCGCCGATGTTCATCTCGATGGCGCCGGTCGCCGCGTCAACCGCAAACATCTGCCCCGCCCTCCTCTCCGGTCTGGCCGCCAGCCTCGGGCATCATCGCGTCCTCCGGCTCCTGCCGCCGGCAGTCCTCCTGCCGTGGCGCGGGGAGCTCATCGATGGCGCCCCGCAGCTCGACCGCGTTTTCTACGGTATCCGTGATCAGCTTGCATTTTTGATACCCTCGCGCGTCATCCAGGGCATCCAGCCCGGTAATGATCCTGTCAACCAGCTGCAGCATCTCAGTCTTGCTCATCCCGCTGTCCTCCTTTACGTTTGCACGCTTCGTCCCAGAATCCTTGTCCCCGACATGCTGTCCCATCTTACCCACACGACATGTTCGGATTGGTCGTAGTCGAGATAGATTTTTCTTCCTTCCGTCTTCCCGGTGCTGGTCTTGCTGTAAATCGTATTGTCCGTCTTCGTCCCGGTGGTACTGCTCGCCGCATATGGATCGTCAGCCGTCACGCTGGCCTCTCCTGCGCTCCAGGCCTCGCCGGCATTGACCGTAATCTGCCGCCCGGTGCTGACGTAATTTTCCCCGGCCGCGTATGCGACATTGCCCGTGTATGTTTTTTTATCCGCGCTCCATCCGCCATTGATCAGCTGAGCGGCAAGCGCCGTGCTGATGCTGTTGCCCTGGGGCGATGCGGTGACTGTATATACCCCGCCACTCCACGCACCGCGAAGTGTAGTGGCCTTACTAAAAGTCAGTGTCGTGCCGTCGGTCTTGGTGATCGTCATGGTGTTGCCGCTCACCGAGATATCAGCAATCACCATATTTTGCCCGCCAACATTAAAACCCGTATTTGACCGGATGGCGTCCTCGCAAGTCAGGGTCGCCTCGCCGTAAATATGGTTCTTAAATTCAGAGCGCCCCTCGACCTCCAGAGTCCCCACGCCAATCGACCTGCTCTTAAGCGCTGTCACGATTCCGTCAATGTCGATCTTTCGCGCCGACAGCTTGATCTCACTGTCTCCATTCGCGTTGACCGCCGTCACGATGCTGGCGGCCGTGACTTTGCCGTCTTTGCCGACGGCCTCCACGATCTGGGTGATTTTCCCGGCCTCGGTCGTGATTCTGCCGCTCAGCCGGCCCTCTTCCCTGCTGGCCCGGGCGACCTCCTGGGTAATCCGGTTAGCCTCAACAGTAATCCGACCGCTGAGCGCCTCGCCCATAGCGCCGCGGGCCTTGACCTCCTGCAGGATCTGCTTCTCGTTGACCTCGATCCGCGCCTGAGCGATAACCATGTCTCCCTGGACGCTCTGGACGCGCTGATGGATGCCCTTGCCGTCTACGACAACCTCCGACATCCGCTGCCAGTTTGGGTTCCCGTCCGCGTCCACGCCGACGATCCCCTTGGCGCACATGGCGACGTGGTCGTTCGTGTCCTCAAACCAGGCGTTATCCTCTTTTGCCTTTTTCGCCGCGGCCCGGCCCCCGCGTCCGCTCCGCCGGATCGTCTCCGCGAGGATCCGGGTAACGTCCGTCCTGTTATTGGCCAGGGTAATCCGCACCCGCTCCGGCTCGTGCACCGCGTCCGGATAGCTGAGCTGCGTGATGGTCTCAAGGATGGCGCCTCCGCCCTCCATCGGGATCAGGCACCTCCGCCCGATCGCCAGCCTGTCGACATCCTCTCCGGTGGCGTCCGCAAGATCCAGTCCGTCCACGTCCGTCGTGACGGTGGGATCCGCGTGCCGCCGCAGCATATCCTCCGCCCAGCTCCTGAGCTCGCTCTCGCTGGCCCTGGTCTGGTCTGTCTCCGTGTGCTCGATGACGCCATACAGATCGGTATTGCGCTCCATGTACCCGCCGCCCGGCAGCCTGATGTCATTTTTGCCGACCGGATAAAAGCGGGTAAACATCTGACTCATGTCCACCGTCCGGCTCATGGTGATCATATTCCGCCGCGGCCGGAGGATGCTCTGTTCTCCGCTGTCCCTGGGCACAATGCTGAGCCGGAAAGGGTATTGGCTCATATCGCATATCCACATGGCGTCCGGCAGCGTCTCCGTGACGGCCTCCAGGCCCTCGAAAAGCGTCTCCCCGTCGAACTTATACGCGTTGCGGACGTCTCCGTACCCAAAGCTCCCAAGCACCCAGTCGCTCTGCCGCCCCAGCAGGTACTGCACCGCCTGCCGCGCCGTGCATGTCTCTCCTCCGCCCATCGTGGAGGGTATGACCTCGCTCGGCAGGATGATGTCCTCCAGAAGCCGGATGGCCGGCGCCAGCTGGAGCATGACCGTGCCTGTCCGATCATCCTGCCGGATCTGTTTGACGAACCATGCCGTCCCGGCGCCCGGCCCCCTGTCGATCAGGATCCAGCTCCCCGGCCCGATGCCCGTCATATCCGCGGGCGTAAGGGTCGCGCTGCTGTCCCGCTCCTTGAGGGTAAGCTGCAGCGCCTCCGTCGGTATCCGCCGCTCAGGCGTCCGGCTGTGCGCTTTCAGTAAGATCATAGCCACCGCCCCCAGTTAGTCGCCGTCAGGATCCCGGCCCGTTGGCTGCTCACATCGACCGCCACCCGCCCAGGTGAAACAATCAGGTCATCCGCCCCGGTGTACTTGCTGTAGACCGACCGGCTCCCGGCCATGATCCGCAGCAGGCCGTCCTCTCCGTGCGTGATGGTCAGCGTCTCCGTGCCGCCCAGCCCGATGCCCGTCAGCGCGATGGTTTTCCCTCCGGCGCTCACGCTTATATTCTGAATCGTCGCCCCGGAAATGTTCTGAAAACTCACATCTACCGGGCTCTCAACCTCTCCCTCGACATTGAGCCACACCCTGCCCGCGCTCATCTGCCCGGAGGCCTGAGAGGGGAGGTCGCTCTGCCAAAATGGCACATTGTAGGCCCGCAGGGTGATCTCGTACTCCTCCGTCCACTCCCACAAATCCCCATGTCCGCCGACAATGACCTTGTCCACAAAAAGCCGCCGGCCCTCCATCCCGGAGAGCGTCAGCCATCCGCACCGTCCGGCCCACGCGGTAACCATCTCGTAGATCCTCCGCCGAGCCGCCATCTGGCGTTTGGGGATATCGATGGCCCAGGTAATTTTTGCCTCCAGCGTCTCCCATCGGTCCTCCGTGACCCGCTGCCCGGCGCCGCTCATCCGGCTGACGCCCGTCAGCGTCCTCTGGGGCGTCCCCGGATCAATCCCCCGGATGACGATGGCCTCATGCAGCTCGTCCATCTGGATGCCGCCCAGCGCCGCCCGCCTTGATAGGATCATCCCTCCGCCTCCTTACTGCATCGCCATAGCCATCCGCCCGACAGCGCTCCCCAGACCTGCGTTGACATAGGGCGTCAAAACGCTGCCGGCGGTCTGCCCGTCGATATAAACCTTGATGCCGCCCATGGCGGCCGCGATCTCCGCGCCGATCCTGGCCGGCAGCCCCTGCAGGATGGCATTGCTGTCCTTGGTCGCCGCCGTCTGCTGGGTCTGGCTGCTGGTGGTCTCGCTGACCATGCGGTCCATGGCGGAGGTGACCTCTCCGCCGTTCGTCCGGTCGGCCATGGCCGCCATCATCTCCGGCGTCATCCGCCAGTCCGTCATTCCGATATTGTTTATGCTGCGCCAGTCGTTATACGCCCGCAGCGCTTCCATGCCGCCCTGCGCCTCTTCCAGCCTGGCCCAGGCCTGATCGATCCGCTCCTGCGCAGCCATGACCGTTTCCGCGCTCGCGGTATAGTCCAGCTGCTCCATGGCGCCCTGAGCAAGCACATACTCCATCAGCGCGTCGCCGTTCCCGCCGATCCGGACGGCCCGGTTCTCTTCCGTGCCCAGCACCTTTTCCGGGTTTGCGGCCTTCCAATCTCCAATCGCCTTTGCGCTCAGGTACCCCAGTCCGGCCATCGCGGCTATCGTCCCCAAGGCGCCAAAGCCTCCGGCGTCCCGGAATCCGACGTCGGAACCGCCCGCGCCGACCACCGGGGCCGTGGTAGGCGTCGTCCCCGGCGACGTCCCCGGCAGCGTGATCCTCGGATTGTTATGCAGCCACTGCAGCCCCGTGATCAGCTGGAAAAGCTGCAGTGCTCCTCCGGTGATCTTGAGCGCGGCCCATCCTGCCACAATGGCCTCCATCGCGTGGATGACATCCTGCCGGTGCTCATAGATCCACTTGCACCCGTCGATGATGCCCTTGAAAACCTCCGAAAAGCTCTGGATGACCTGCTTCGGGTCGATGTTGCTGATGTCCTCAAAGATCCCGGCCACCGCCTGGCTCATGCTCTCCAGCATCTCTTTCCCTTCGGGGCTGGCCAGGTACGTATTGAATTTCTCAAGCAGCCCGGTCAGCACTTCCATCAGCGGGGTCAGCGTGTCCGCCAGCGTGGAAAGCATGGTCATCTTGAAGGTTTCCCACTCGCCCGTGAGCTTCTGATACTGGTCGTCCATGGCCGTCAGCTTATCGAGATTTTCGTCGCTGACGGTGCTCCAGGACGCCATGGTTTTTTCGTATTCTGTCCGCCCCGCGGTAAAAAGCGGCATCAGCTCGCGCCAGCCCTTGCCGAAGATGGCCATGGAGTACGCCTGCTGATCCTCCGCGTCCGTCATCGCGGCGATGGCTTCGCCGGCGGCCCAGTATTTGTCCTCGACCGTGTTAAACTGCGCCGGATCCAGCCCCAGCGCGGCCCAGGCGCCCATGGTCTCCGTGCTCCCTTTGCGGAGCAGTGTCATCATCTTGTCCCTGGACGTGATGATATCCTCGGCGTCCGTGTCGATCAGCGCCTCGGTTTTGAGCATCCGCTGAACGGTGTCCGCGTCCACGCCCCACTGTGTGGCCAGCGTGGCGATGTTGTCCGCCCAGGCGCCGGCCCCCAGGGTATTGGTGACCAGCGCTTCGCCCATCTGCCAGGCCTTTTTGATGACGCTCTCGATGCCGCCGGTGATTTTATCCAGCCCGTCCAACACGTTCTGGGTGCTCATGTTTTCGCCGATGCGCTGGAGCTGCTGGTTCATCGCGTCAACGCCGTCCCCGGCCGCTTCGCCCGCTTCCGCGACCCCATTGATCGCGCCCTCGGTGTCCAGCAGATCCCCCTTGGCCTTGAGGAGCTGCTGCTGCATCTCCTGATAGGCCCGGGAGTTTTTCTCGACGCCGTTTTTGGCCATTTGCTCCAGCGCCCGCTCGGCCTGGGCTACGATGCCGCGCTGCTCCTCCAGCTTCTGCTTCAGCAGCTCGCTTTTCTGCTGCATGTAGCTTTCCGCGTCGCCGGTCGCCTTAAACTGTTTTTCGTTGAGCTTGAGGGCCTGATCCAGCGTTTTGACGGACGTCTGGGCCTGTTTGATCCCCTGTTTGAACTGAGAGACCCCGGATACGCCCATCTTGACGTTTACGCCATTTGCCATTTACTCACCCCCCGCTCATTCTCTCGTGATCCAGTGCATGACATCGTCATAATTGCGCCGGTAGATATACAAATCCATGACCTCGCCCGGCCGCATCCGGTTGATTTCCTCCATCCGCAGCCCGGCGATCAGTCCCCAGCTGACCACCATCAGGTACGTCAGCTTGCCGTCTCTTTTTTTTTGTTCATTTCCTCAAGGGTCACGTCAACCGGTCCCTCCGGCTTTTTCTCAGGGATCTCGCTCCGCATTCCCTTGTCCATGACATCCATGCAGATGTTGATCGCGTCCGCAAGCTCAGCCGGCCGGAGTCCCCGAAGAATCCACTTGTCGGTCAGGTTGGGCTCTTCCCCGGCTTCCTCCAGGCCCGCGTTCCCGAGGATCCGGATCAGCGCCGCGACGGCCGCCAGGTGCTCCGCTCCGGCATACCGGCTTGTATCCTTGTCGTCATCAGGATTCCGGCCCAGCACCATGGCGATGGCCCGGCTGATGGGCGCGATCTCCTCCTGGACGGTTTTCATTTCCCATGTCGTATAGAGCAGCGGAATTTCCCGCCATCTCAGGGTAATGCTCTCCATGCTCTGCTCCTTTCAAAAAAGCGCCGGAGGGGAGCCGCACTTGCTCGCCCTCCGGCATCCGGGACAAATCTGTCCCGCCTGATCTTACGAGATGCCCGCCTTGCCGTTGAGCCAGGTTTTGGCCGCCGCCAGCGTCTCAAAATCCTGATGCACAGCGAAGGCCAGCACGCCGGTGGCGTCCAGGCTCACGCCGGCGCCCTTGCCGCTGAGCTTGGGCGTCCGCCACTCGACATTCTTTTCCTTCGTCGCCGTCTCCTCGCTGGAGATGGAGAACTGCACCTTGTGGAACCACCAGCCCTCGTAGGTCGTCTTGACCTTCCCGCCGGTGCCTTCCTCGCGCATCACGCGAACATAGCCAAAGCCCACATGGGGCGCGGGCTCGTCGGTGATCGTGTAGGCGCTGCTTTCAGCGACCTCTCCCAGCAGCATGGCCCGCACGGCATTGGGCAGCCCCGTGGGCTCAAACTCGAGCGTATAGCCGGTGATGCCGTTGTCGCTGTCCAGCAGCACGTCGTTCCCGTAAAACTCGCCGTCGCTCCGCTCCCAGTTCAAGTTGGCGCTCCGGGCCTCGGCAATGACCGTGCCCGCGCCATAGGTGATGCTGGTGCCGGGCGTGTAGGCGCTCACGGGCGCCGCAACCGGGTATACCATTCCAACGTTCGGTTTCATCTTTTTCCCTCCTCGTTATGTGCTTCCCTGATATTTCCTGCCGATCTCGTCAAAAGCGGCCTCGATGGATTGTCGAATCGCCGCGGTGGCCTTGGCGGTCGCCTTCGTCCGCGCCTTACGGACAAATGGCTGCTTTTTCATAAAGCTCGTGCCGCTGTTGATGGCGTTGACCACCTTCGGCACAGCAACCATCTTCCCGGCCAGCTCCGCGTATCCGGCGTTCTGATACCCAACCGAGGTGTTGACCTCGCTCCCGTTTTTCTCAAACTTGGCGATGCCAACCGCGGCCCCCAGGACGATTTCCTTTTCCTCCGGGCTGGGCTTCCGGCTGTCCCGTTTCCCCTGGAATTTCTCGGTCTGGATGCCCTGCGCGGCCTGGACGATGGCGCTGGCCATGATCCCGGCTCCCTCATACAGGCCCCGGGCCGCCACGCCCTCAGCCTGTTCTTCCAGAGCCCCCAGCATCTCCCCGATGCCGTCCAGCCCCTCGGCTGACATCTCCATCGCCATGCCCTCACCTCCGCCGGTTCTCCCGATCCGCCGGTTACTCCCGATCCGTCGGCCTACTCCTGATCCTCCGCCGGCCTACTCCTGATCCTCCGCCGGCCTACTCCTGATCCTCCGCGTCATCCATGACCCGGAAAACCCACTCGATATGGAACAGGCCCGCCGCTTGCTCATGCGTAAAACTGTTCAGCTCCCACGAGCCGCCGCAGATTTCGTCCAGAATCTCCTCTACGGTGTTCATCATCTCGTCCCGCTGGGCGATCCGCAGGAAAAACACATCCACGCTGCCCTCCCAGCTCCGGTCCACCTTGCGGCCGTCCCCGATGAGATCCCCGTCTTCCATCTCCAGGCTGACCACGCCGTACACGCCCTCCGGGCGGGTCTTCCAGGCGTTCTCCGCGAAGGGGATGTCCGTCAGCTTCAGGGCGGCCACCAGGGCCTCATACTCGCTCGGCATCAGCCCACCCCCTCGGTCGTCGGTACGGGCTTCGCGTTCCGCTGCACTCGCTGCAGGGTCAGCTCAATCCCGTCCGTCTCTGTCACATAGGTCCGCAGGATGTCATAGCGCACGCCATTGATTTCGCAGAGCCTTTCGCCCTGATACTCGAAGTCGTGCGCCAGCACAACCTTTACTTCCGGGTTCAGGCCCTGGGAGAATGCCATGTAGGCCTCCTGCTGTCCGATAGACCGCAGCGTGCAGAAAACCGTCCGCCGGGTTTCCTCCGGCTCCGTTCCGACGCCGGCCGCCTCAGGGCTGACCGTGATCAGGTCGCACACCTCCGCCCGCATCATCCGCCATCACCGCCCTCATAGTCGGTGTAGGCTCCCGCGTGCATCAGCATGACCTTCTGCGCCTGATAGGCGGCCTCGACCCGGTCATAGTCCGCCGGGCTGCCGAAATGGGCCCGGACATAGGTCAGGATCGCCGTCACGCAGAGCGCGTCCGTCAGCGTGGAGGTATCCTGCATCCCGTCCTCCGTCTCCGCGAAGGCGACCGTGCCCGGAAGCACCACCCCGGCGGCCTGAAGATCCTTCGCGCCCGCCTCCATCAGCCGGCAAAGCTCCGGCTCATACTGGGCCGCGGTCACCCTGAGCGCCAGCTTGCATTCCTTCAGCATTCCGTTCACCTCGCTTCAATCGGATAAAACAGAGGCGGAGGCCGAAGCCCCCGCCCCTGTGAATCAGTTTCTAAGGTTCTCCGGATCAGGAGGCCGCCTTGGTGTAGCGGACCAGGCCGACGCCGGTGGGCTTGCCATCGCCCAGGGCCATGCCGCGGAAAACGGTGGAACCGGTGCGGAAGGCCACGGAAGCGTCGCTCTCGACCTCGACGTCCTTCGCGAAGTTCCAGACATAGCCTTCCTTCAGGTCGCCGAAGATGATGTCTGTGCCGACGCCGTCTTCGATGATCACCGGGAAGCCGAACACGTTGTACTTCGCGGGAGCCTGGGGATCCGCGACCACAACGGGCTGCTTCTGCGTGGTGGTCACGTTCAGCACGTTACCGTAGAACGTGGCGCGGCTCATGACGAAGCAGGCGTTGGGATCATACTGCGCGGGCAGGCTGCCGATGATGGTCAGCAGGTCGGCATAGGTGATCGCCGCCTTTGTGTAGGTG